CCAGCATCGTCGGAACCCTGCGCCGCCGCGGCGGGCGGCACCATGGACGCCGCGGCCGACAACGCCTCGCTACGAGCGCTTTCGACGGCCTGCTGCGCCACCTGCAGCAGACTCATCACCAGGCCCATGGCCAGCTCCTGGGTGATGCGGTTCCCCACGTTGGAGAAGATGGCGTTTTCGATTTCCTTTTGCATGTCGTCCTTGCCAGCGGTTGGTTAGAGAATCCCGGCCACGTCGATGATTGACACCTGCGGGCTGGGTGCATACGAGATAAAGGTGTTGGTGCGGGTTGGGCTCCAGCCCAGGAATCGCACGCCGAACTGCGGGAAGCCCGCCCAGAAGCCGTTCGCGGTCGCCTGCAGCGCTTCGGCCATAAGGTAGGTTTCCCAGCCTGTCACGCCGGGCAGCGAGTTGTATCCCTGCCGGACAAAGGCCTGGTTGTACGCGTACTTGCCAGACACCAGGCCGCTGTAGGTCCAACCGTCCCGATACGCCAGCCGGTAAGCGGTGTAGTAATCGGGAATGTTCACGCTGCCGATGACGTTCAGCGGGCGCTGCGCCGCGGTGAAAATCTGAGCGCCGGACTCGCTGAAAGCATCCAGGTAGCTCGGCGTCACCGGTCGGTCGAACACGTAGTACTCGGCCGGATTGTTGAACGCGAACTCCAGGGTCCCGCCTGAGAGATTGGCCCAGGCCAGATAGCAGGCCTCGCCCACCGGCCGGAAGAACAGGACCGGGTCAATGGCTGCCACCGCCGCCGAGTTGCTGGCCACACCGGCGTGGCGCAGGAACATGTTGATCGACGAGCTGTCCACGATCAGCTCGCTGGCGCCCGAGAGCAGCTGAAAACCGGCAGCCATTCACCGCACCCCGTAGATGATGGTGGCGGTCGCCCTGTCGCCCGGCATGTCCTCCAGGAATTTCCACCGGAGGGTGATCCCGTCGCGCCACACGAACGGCGCATTGACGCTCGCCGGGTTCCCTTGCGGCAGGGTCGCAAACCAGGGTTCACCGCCCTCTGCCAGCCGGCCATCGGAGTGCGCCCCGTCCGACGTGCCGGTGGCGACCTTTCCGTATTGCCGACTGATCTTGCTCAGGTAGGACGTCAGGACGGCCCCGTTGGGCGCGTAGGTCTCGATGCCGGCCGGCATTACCAGATCCCCAGACGCACGCGCAGCACGTTGTTGGCGTCGAACACCAGCAGCAGGTTGTCACGGATCTCCAGGCGCGCGCCGCTCACCGCCGTGCGCAGCAGGCCGATGGTGGCGGTGATTGCCGACAGGCTCGCCACATTGAGCTTGTCCGCCGTGATAGAGCCCGCGGCGATGCGCGCAGCGTTCAGCACGCCGGCTGTGATCTTGTCGGCGCTCAGGTTGGCGATCTTCGCGTTGGTGATCGCCGCGTCCTCGATGTTGGCCGTCTTGACGTAGGCGGTCGTGATGACGGCCAGGCGCGCGGACAGCGACGCCACCGTCAGCCGGTCCGCATTCAGGCTGTTCACCGCGATGCGATCGCCGCTCATCTCCCCGAACGTGACCTTGGCCGCCGACAGGTTGGCGATCTTGGCGTCGGTGATCGAAGCGTTGCCCAGCTTGGCGTTGGAGATGGAACCGTTGGCGACGTACAGGTCGCGGATGTAGATGCCGGCAGGCACCGGCACGCCGTTGATTTCCGTCGGCTCGGGGATCTCGTACAGCAGCGCCTTGGGGTCGCCAGCGGCCGACAGGACGTCGATCAGGTAGGCAGGGTCCAGCGAGACGGCGCCGGTCGTGCCGCCCACGGCGTTAAACGGCCCCACCTTGCCGCCGACGGACACGAACCGCACCCAGTAGAAATAGGTGGTGGCGGTGGCGCCGCCTACCGGATCCGCATACACCCAGCCGGTGGTCTGGCCGACGCTCTGCGCCTGCGCCTGGTTGTCGGTCGTGCCGCGGAAAATCTCCGCATAGCCGAAGTAGGCGAAGTTCGGCTTGTCCCATTCCAACACCACGGTGCCCAGGCCGGGCGTTGCCTTGAAGCCGGTCGGCGCCGGCGGGATGCCATCGACCACCGGCGGCGTGCTGGGCTGGAACGTGCCCCCCGGATTCTTGATGAGGATGGGCTTGCCATCGGCACCGCGCATGGTGACGATGCCATTCTCGACCAGGTCGCCCCAGGTCACCGCCTTGTCGACCGCCTGGCCGCCCTTCCCGAATCGCGTCGCCAGGGTCAGGCGCATCTGCTCGAGCGCGCGCGTCGCGGCCGGGTTATCGGGCAGCCGGGCGGACTCGATCGCCGGCAGGTCTGCGTAGCGCAGGCCGGATCGTGCAGAGGTCGCCATCGTCAGACCGCCGTGACGTTGCCCAGGACCGACGCCACGGTCACCTCGGAAATAGCCGCGGTGCCCTCGATGGTGAACTCGTAGCTGCGGGCGCGATAGTTGCCGCGCAGCCGGAACGGGCGGCCGTTGGTCACCTGGTGCTGCAGCTCCACGTCCAGCGGCCCACCGGACGTCTCGATCGTGGCCCGCAGCCGGAACGTCACCGGGTAGGCGTCGGCCACCACCTGGGCGGCGCCGATGTTCTGGGCGCGCTCGAGGATGAATCGTTTACTCACCCGGCGCATTGCCAGCGGCACCGCGCCCCCGTCCCATTTGTGCACGTTGCCATCAGGCAGCGCCAGGAACAGCTCATCGCGCCGGCCGTCCGAGAACGAGGCCGTCGCATACACATCGGTACGGGTCAGCGACATAGCGCCGCGGGTCAGGTCGAAAATCAGCCCGCCGCGCTCGGCGCCGGTGTCGAACCAGCAGAAGTAGCGGTTGTCGTGCACGCTGGCATGCATCGAGGCCGGCCGGTAGGCCTGCCACTGCGCCCGGGTCAGCAGCTCCTCGGTCACCACACCCACGCCGCCGGCCTGATCGACCATGACGAGGCCATCGGGAGAGGCGTAGACCACGCCGCCCTTGAACGCCCGGATAGTGCGCTTGGCGACGCACGGCTGGTTGCCATCCAGGCGCAGCGGCGTCAGGGTGACCGGATCCGCCTGGGTCGCCAGATAGGTGTCGCCCTTGGTGCACACGACCGTGGCCTGGCCCATGATGGCACCGCCCACGATCTCGTCCGCGACCGGCGAGTAGTACGGCCAGCCGAAGGGCTTGAACACCTCCGACCGGTACACCCGCTTGCCCGAAAACCCGATCATGAACCCGCCGGGGTGCGCCATCAGGCCGAACAGGTCCGCCGGCGGCGGCACCAGCGCGCGCTCGGGCAGCGCCTCGCCCAGCTCGGTGAAGTCGACCTTGTCGGAAAAGGTCACGGCGCCCGCCGGCACCTCTTTCCAAAAGCGCAGCACGGCCGTGCCGGCGGCGTCGGTGGTGGAGATGTAGAGCCGCTTCAACGTGATGTTGTATTCGCCGGCCGGCGGCCCCTCCATGTTGATCACGTTCAGGGTGTCGTTGGTGGCGGCATTGAACGGGTCGCTGACCTCGTTGGGCGGCCCCTCCTCGCCCCAGGCCGACACGAAGGTGTACGCCAGCAGGCACGACTGGCGCTCCAGGCCAGAGGGCGGATCGGGCTGCAGGGCGACCGTCACCGTCGCCCGCGACGTCGGCGCCGGGATGCCCAGCCGATACCACGCGGACGGCATCTGGCCGTCGGTTGTAGCCATGGTCGAATCCGTCACCCGCGGCGGCTGGCCTGCCTCGGTGAAGTAGGTCCGCTCCTGCGCGTCGTCCGGAATGGCGCCGCGCGCCACATCGGTATCGTTCAGCCAGTGGAACCAGTAGCGCGAGTCGTCATCGATCGAGCGGCCGAAACGGTAGATCGCCAGCTTGGTGCCGACCTTGGCCAGGTCGGCGACTTTGGCCGGCGCCCGGTACGGCACCAGCGAGCCGCGCTGCAGACTGGCGTTCAGCACGTCCTGGCTGGCGCCGGCCGGCAACAGGTGCGGCTCAACCCTGGGCAGCATGCCCGTGAACGCCTTTTCCGCTTCCCGCATCGCTACCTCGCACGCGCCGGCTTGGCGATGTTGGCGACGTTGCCGCGGGCCCGGAACACCAGGAAGGCCAGCAGCAGCGTCAGGCCCAGCTGCCACGGGCTGACCGCGCCCTGCCGCGCCAGCACATCGAGCGCCTGGCCGCCAGTCAGCACCACCATGAGATAGGCCACCACGGACATGCCCACGCGATACCGCGCGCCGCGGCGCTGGTAGCAGGCCAGGCGCAGGGCGGTGGCGAAATTGGCGACGACAAAAAGAAGGGCCACCAGATGGTGGCCCGTGACGGTACTGCCGAAGTCCCAAGGATGCATGTCAGCCTCCCCGCTTCCAGAAGGTGAAATCTGCCGCCTCGATCTTCTTGATCGCCGTGATGGCGACTGTCACGGCCACCGCGGCCGCACCGAAGCCGGTCACCACGGTTTCCTGAATGCCGATCAGGCGGCCCAGCTCCGGCGCCGCGAAGTAGCCGATCAGCCAGGACACCAGGCCGTAGACCAGGCGCTTGGCGACGCCCAGCTCGTTGCTGTGCACGATGAACAGGGCAGCGCCGGCGAACGCGCCGATCAGCGCTCCGCCATCCACGCCAGGCAACATCGCACCGAAAAGCAGCGCCGAGGCCGTGGGCAATGCTGCGCTGATCGCGCTGGTAGGTTCAGCCATCATTTCTCCTGTGTGAGGTCTACCAGCTAGGCCTTGATGGCCGCGGCGAGTCGGAATAGGTCATCCCGCTTCGCTTGAGTAAGGCCGAGGACGTCAGCCGCAGCGTTGAGCATGGCGCTGCCATGCTCGAATACCTGCAGTTCATCCCAGGCACGCCGGTAGTACGCCGGCGTCGTCGGATCGTTCAGTAGCTCCTCGAAGGCTTCGAATAGGGTTCGCTCAGGGCGCCCCTCCGCAGGAAAGCGAGTAAGGCGCATCGCCTCGCGGCCCTGATAGCGCGAGACCGACGCCGGCGGTCCTGCCGGCGGCTCGGGCATTTCTTCCAACGATGCGGGCACCAAGGTAAGCGGCGCATCGACTGGTCCGAACGGCGAACGGAATACATAGTGACCGGCCGAGTTATCTGCGATCACGTCGTCGTCGAACTGATAGAACTGCCCGCTCGCGGTGTCCTTGAATGTCCCCATTACCTGTACTCCTGCCATTGGCTAAGCGAAATTCCGGAGGCGTTCGCCACATAAGCAATACCGGGTGGAATCACCGCCGTCACCGCCAGAGCAATACCCTGCGACGCCCAGATAGACCGGGCGACGAAAAGGCCGCCAATCGTAATGCCCAGGTTCCCGCCCGCACTTGTATTGGTGTCCCCCGCGATGTAGACCACGATGGGGCGGCCGGTCGTATTCGTGTAGGCCACACCGATGGTGCGACTTCCTGCAACATTCTGCATGCTCTGACCGACGCCGAACGCCTGGCCTCGCACTGTCTGAAAGGCGGCGTTCAACGTCTGGAAGCCAGCATTGAGAACGGCGTAGTCGCTGGCCAGCTGGGCTGCGTCCGCGCTTCCAGGGTTGGTGACGGCGCCGAACGCCTGTATGGTCCAGACGCCGGTGACGTTCTGCGGGTGCGTCTTGTCGCCCGAACGCGGAGGACCCACTTGCGGATCGAACTGGATGGCCTCCCCGACTGATGAGTACTGCGGCCCGGAACCGGCCCCGTAGTTGGACTGGCCGTATACATCGGCTCCGCCAGATGCGGTCTTGATATTGATGTAGTGGTGGTGCTTCTGGAACTGGTCCCGCTGGATGGCACCCCAAACGCCATTGGAATCCGTACCATCACCCGAGAGAAAAACGCGCCCGAGCGAGCCTGTGGAGCGGCCGTTCAGATCTGGCACTCGGATGGTTGTCGAACCGTCACCGGCGGTATAGCAGCCACGGTTGCGTGGGTCTGCCAACCAATCGGCTTCCGTGGCCAATGGCACAGTGCCGGCCAGCACCATGGCGGCAAGGTCGGGAAAGGTAGCGCGCGAAATGGTCTGGCCATCCGCAGGGATCCGGCCTGCCGGGATCGACGAGCGTAGCGGCCACCAGGCCACCGCCCCCACAGGAACAGGCGACTTCACCCGGTACTTGCCGGCAGCGGCATCCCATTCGGCCATGCCCTGCCCGTTGACATAGACAGGCCCGCTGTCGACCGTCGGCAGCTCGTCGGCGCCGAACGGCTGCACCGTGCGGCGAAGCAAGCGCTGTTCCGGCTCCCAGGCATTGTTGGCCGCATTGCGGCGCTTGAGCCAGCCGGTCCCGGTGTCCGCCCAGCGCATGTACGGTGCGACGTAGGCGCCCGTCAACGTCGCAGGGTCCACGGCGCCGGAGAAGTCCGAAGCGACGTTGACGAAGTTGTCGTCGACCTCGTCACGGGTCAGCAGGCGCGCCAGGTTGCGCCGCAGGGTGAGCAATCGGGTCATGGCTTACCCGCGCTGCTGGGCCAGCGTCCAGTTGATGGTGAACACGTCCTCGGGTTCCTTGTTCTTGACACCGAATACAGAGCGATTCGTCATCGTGCCGGCCGTGGCTGCATTGAACAGGGCGGCCTCGGTGACCGGCCCTGACCCTACGCCCTCGCCGAAGGTGGCCGTATAAAGCCGCTGCGCGCCGGTGCCGGAAATCGTGATCGGGACGCGGCTGCCAGCGATTTCCGCCTCCAGGGTCTTGTCGGCACCCGCCGCCGGCGTCGTGCCGATGCCCAGCGCCATATGGGAAATCACCCCCACCGCTTCGCCAGCGGCGCGGGCGGCCAGATAAGCCAGGCCGTCATCGGTGAACAAGTTCTTGATGACGAAGCGCTCGATTTGCCCGGTGCGCCCGCGGTGGACGATGATTTCCAGGTCACCCCGGTTCAGGGCGCCGGAGCTGTTCAGCATGTTGCTCATGGGAAAGTCCTTTCAGAAGGAAGTGGCGTCGCCGACGTAGTCGTCGGCATAGTCCAGGGCGTAGTTCTCCAGCACCACACGGCCGAAGTCATGCGACGCGGCTGCATCACGGCGCTCGCGGGCCACCGCCAGCGCCAAGACGTCGACCGCCACCGCAGAGTCGAATCGAATGGAGCGCACCTGCTGCCGGGCCCAATCCACTGCGGTGCCGGCCGACAGCCGCACGAACGCAAGGGCAAACCGGTCCAGCGCGCCAGCAACGTCGGCCCGGCCGAAGGCAACGCCGGCGCCCACCACGTCAGTGGCGACCGCGCCATCGCGGCGTTGGCCCACCACGGCGACGGCGCGCCAGTCGACGGCCGCCGCCAGGTCATGGCGGTTCAGGATCCGCACCAGGCGGAAGTAGTCCACGGCCAGGCCGAGGTCCGCCAGGATAGGATTCAGGCCCAGGGGGTCCGCCACCGCATCCACGCGCGCCACCAGGGTGCCCGAGGCGTCGACCGTGGCGGCGACAATTTCATGCTCCAGGTGAACGGGGCCGGTCATGCTAGAACTGCTCCCGCACCTGGAATTTCAGGATGGCGAACGCCGTCTGGATGCGGCCATCGGGAAAGGTCACCTCGACCTCGCCTTCGAATTCGCCCGCGGTATCCAGGGCGTCGGCCGACCAATCCATGGCCAGGCGGCCACCACGGCCGGCCACGTCATAGGGCGGGCGGTAATCGACGTCGCCCGTCTCGGGGTCGACGTAGCCGGCGATGGCAAAGCAGGGCATCGTGGCCTTGACGATATCGGCGCCCACCTCGCGGAACAGCAGCCGGGCGGTGGTGCTGGGCGCGGACAGATCCAGCGGGCGCCGCGTGCGCTGGTCCGTCAGTGACAGCTGCAGCTGGGGCGCGGTGTCTCCCTGCACCAGGCGGATTTTTTCGGTTGCCATGCGTTATTTCTGCTCGTTGGGGCTGGTCATCGCCTTGGCGGTGACGTCGCTGGTCAGGGTGGACTGGCATGCCGCCAGGTGCTGGGTGGCGCGCTGGTGGAACGCAGGCACCGTGTCGGCCTCTTTGAGGAAGGCGCGGTAGAGGATGTAGTCCACCAGCGCCGGCGCGTAGGCGCCCTCCTCGGCCAGCTCCTTGTCGCCGTCGTCCTTCGTGACCGCCGCCGGCGGCTTCGCGTAGGACAGCTCGATCACCACCCCGGCTCGCGCGGGCGGATACACGTCGAACTGGCCGGGGCTGCGCTCGTCGTACAGGAAGTGGCGGATCTCCTGGGCCTTGGACTGGCTGCGCCAATTCGGGCGCACGCGGCCCAGCGCCGCGGCGTCGGCCACCGTGATGGCGCGCTGGCGCGGCGCCGAGACATTGCGCGGCACGTCGAACAGCATGCGGGCGCCCCCCGGCAGAGCCTGGCGCGCACCTTCGGCGCAGGCGAAATCCTCGGACACCTCGTACAGGTCGGGCCGCAGGCGGTATGCCTCCAGGCGGCCGTCGCTCAACCACATCGGCAGCTCGGTGTCGTCCCAGTAAACGGCGCCGTCGTCCTGCAGGATGGTGCGCGCGCGGGTGATGACTTCGCCGACTTTCATTTGAATTCGTCCCCGCCAGTGCGCATCCGGCGCTTGGCAAAGCCACGGGCGCCATCATCGGCCAGCGCGTTGCAATCCCGGTCGAACTCCGTCTGGTAGCCTCCAGCGCGGCCGGGATCCGCGTAGCCCGCCTTATGCTGGTGCAGGCGCGCCAGCGCGCCGTTGGCCAACTTCTCGGCGTAGCGATTCAGCAGCACGTCGTGCAGCTCGCGCGCGTTCCTGGTGGGCGCGTAGGCCACCTCGAGCCGCAGCGCCCGCGGCGCCTTGACCGTGACCGCCGGCACCAACTGCACGAAGCCCGGCAGCCGGCAGTAGAAGTGCTGCACGTCGGCGGTGCTGCCAACCTGGCGCCAAGCCCAGCCGTCGGGGAATTTCTCCTCGAGTTCGGTGCGCGTGGCCGACGTCACCGGGCCCTCGGGCAGCCAAGCCGCCACCACATCGACAATCTGCGTGTCAGCCTCGGGCGGGTCCAGCTCGTACTCGGTCGTGCCAGGCACCAGCGTCACCGGATCGAGGAACGCGCGCAGCACGCGGGTGCGGGTGCAGAATTCGATCGCTGCGTCGACGATGGCATCCTCGACCGCCGGCGTGGGCGCGCCTTCGATCAGCGGCACCACGAACCGCTCGAAATCTGCGAGGGCGGCCATTACGTCGGTTCGCCCGCGGCGCGCGAGTTGGCCAGGCTGACGATCCGCTGGATCATCTCGTCCTTCTTGAGGGCCGCGTCGAGTTCATGGTTGAACTGGGCACGGGCGAACGTCGCCAGGTCTTCCTTCTTCATGCCCTGCAGGTTGGGCATGTTGAAAGGCGGCACCTGGCTCTGCTCGGACAATTTGCCGCCGCCGACCGCCTGCTGCGTGGTCACGACCAGGCCAATGTTGCCCGGGTTCTCGTCCGCTTCCTCCCAGGCCTCGCGCCAGACGTCCTTGTGGGGCGTCAGCTTGATGGCGATCAGCGGCGGTACGAAATGAATCTGCCCGCGCTCCCACACCAGGCCGGTGCCGGCGACCGTGTCCTTCTTCTGCTCCTTCGCCCCGATGTACATGATCGGGATGAGGTTGTCCTGTTCCATAGGGAACTCCAAAAAGGTGGGGCCAGGCGGTTTCCCGCCCAGCCCCGAAAGCCGCGCAATGCGGCGAGACAGCCCCGAAAAGGCTTAGGCGACGCCCACCATCTGGCCGTTGACCACGGCCGTCAGCTGCGGCGTGCCCGTGAAGGCGGCCCCGCTGATCGTGGCAACCAGCTTGACCGGCCGCTTGAACAGGATGGGATGGGCGGTCGAATCGACGTTGCCGGCGGCGGCGATGTCGGCGCCGGCCAGCCAGGCGTCCAGGTCGGCGACCGGACCGTCGCTGGCGTCGTAGGGCTCGAAGCCCAGGTCCGCCTTGACGCCGGCGCCAGCGGCGTCGGTGACCAGACGCACGGCCGTGACGACGACGCCGGCCGGGATAACGCCCAGGTAGACCTTGTCCGTGGTGCCGGCCGGGCCGCGGTAGCCGTAGGTTTCGACCCAGGCATTGCCGAAGGCCTGCGTGTGCAGGGGCTTGGCGTTGTAGTCGGGAGAGTAGCGATCCATGAAGTTCTCCAGTTCCACCGGGGCAGGCGGCCAGCCGGCCGCCCGCCGCCGATCAGGTGTTGAGGTTGACGACGGTGTCCAGCACCATCACGCCGTGGTCCGTCGGGATCTTGTTGCCGCGCGCGTCCGGCACCGAGAAACGGAGCTTCGCCTTGCCGCACATGACTTCGCCCGCGACTTCGAGGTTGCGCTCGAAGTTGTAGCGGTTCTCCATCCAGTTGGCGTAGGTGTCCGAGCCCTGGTTCTTGCCGTAGACGTGCGCCAGCGCCTGGGCGCCCAGCAGCATGCCGCGATCGACGGCGAATCCCTGTTGCAGCGCCGGGATGGTGACGTCCGCCTCGGCGGCCGTGGCCTGGCCAGCCTGGGTGCAGTAACGCACCGAATCACCCGGGTTCAGCCGGATGGCGCGGTCCATCTTGCGCACCAGGATGTTGTGCCAGATGCCGGCCTCGCCCGTGAACAGCGGGTGCTTCTTCGGTCCGGTGAACGACGAGGCACGGTTCCAGGCGTTCTGCAGAAACGTGCGCCACTGCAGGCTGTTGGCCGCCGTGTTGGTCAGAATGCTCTGCCACATGCGGTTGGTCACCAGCAGCAGGTACAGCGGCTCGTCATCGGCGGCGACGTCGCCCGCGATCTTGATCGGCTGGAGCTTGAACTCCATGTCGTCGATGATCGCGCCCAGGTGGTCCAGGTGTTCCAGCTTGAAGGTGTCGGTGGTATCGATCGCGCCCAGCGCCTGGCCGCCCTGCACCAGCGACGTGCCATCGGCCACCCAGTGGCGGTTGTAGGTCGGCGCCTTGACCGGGTTGATCATGATTTCGGCGAAATCCGGATCGTTGGCCATGGGCACCACCCAATCGGTGCCGACCTGGGAGCCGCGGGTGCCGGCCAGGTGCACGATGGTGGACTGGTCGTTGAAGCGGCGGAACCAGCCCTGCAGGTTTGCCATGGCCAGGCCGCGCAGGTTGTGCACGGTGCGCTGCTGGGTCATCTTGCCGCCAGCATCCACCACCTTGGTGGCCAGGTCGATGCGGATGTCCATGCTGGACATGTCCAGGCGCTCGCCTTTGCCCTCGGCCTGCTTGTCGCCCATGATCGGCTTGCCGCCGGTCTGGTTGATCAGGTCGACGCTGACCTGGTCGCCCTGGGACTTCGTCAGGTCGGTGACGCGCACCAGCGGCATGTCGGGGCTGGTCTGGCCTTTCAGCTTCGCCTCGGCGGCCGATTGCTTCGGCGCCGCCCCGGTCAGGTTGTTCATCAGCGAGGGCTGACGTTGGGTGTTGGCGAACAGCGCCGCGCCGAAAACCTTGCGCGCGAGCGGCGAGCCAACGGGAACAGTAGTTTGGGACATAAAGCCTCCAGTTCGTGGGATTTACGAAGAGAGGCGCGCCAGCTGCGCTTCGATTTCATCCGGCGACATGTTCATGAAGCGGTCCGTCAGGGCACTGCCCGACAGCGCCGCGATGGCGTCTGCCTCGGATGTGGCGGCCGGCTGGCCGCCAGGGATATCGGAAAGCGTGGAAGGCCCCGACGCTTCGGCCTTCGCTTTCGCGACGGCCTCGGCAACGCGCGCGGCAGGATCGGCTGGCTGCTTGCCCGCCGCGGCGGTGGCCGGGTCGGGTAGCTCGATCGCGCCGTGTTCGGCTTCGTACATACGGAGGGCGGCACCGAACCGCTCGGCGAGCGGCTTGTCCTGCCATGCCGGCTTGGCGCGCAGCATGGCGTCGATGGCGGCGACCTCGTTGAACTCGGCCGGGGCGGTGGTACGGAGGTGGGCGAGCTTGGGGATCGACACGATGGTGTCCTCGACGGTCACCAATGCCTGCACCTGCTGTTCGCGGCGCGCGGCTTCCGCTTCCTCGGCGGCGGGCCGGCCGGCGTCGACCTGTTCGCTCAGGCTCTTGGCCAGGTCGATCAGGTTGTCCATCCGGCGCGCCACGTCGGGAGCCTCTTCGCGCAGTTGCTCCAGCAGCTGCTCGTCGACGATCTGGTCCAGATCGAGCGACTTGGTTGCCTTGCCCTGCTGGGCGGCAGCCTGGTCCTGTTCCAGCTTGGTCGTCAGATCCCGCACCATCTGCTCGGCACGGATTGCGCGTTCGCGCTCCTGCTGCAGCACCTGGTAGGGAATGACGTTCTTGCCGTCCCTCGCCAACACAACGGCTTCGCCTTCTTGCTCGGCAGCGGCGGCCGTGGCCCCCTGCTGCTTACCGCCCTCGTCGGTGCTGGGCGCTGCACCGCTGGTATCGCCCTGGGGTTTGGCGCCGGCGGCGGTGGCCGCGGCGTCATCGGCATTCGGCTGCCCGCCCGCGCTGGGGGTGTCAACCTGCCCACCTGCCAGCGCGGCCAGCGCTTCATCCGAGTAATTGAGAGGGTCGCGCAAGACGTCATCGAGATTGTCGATGGGGTTGCCCGTCGTGGTGTCCGTGGTCATCTCTTCCTGCTCCTAGTTCTCGGATAGGTCCGGGGGTTGAAAACGAAAAAGCCCCCGACGATTTCTCGGCGGGGGCCAGTGGTTGCCCGTATCCCAGGGCGGGGAATCTGCGTCGGCGCGCTACGCGACCGTGGCTTGGCGGGTGCCCAGGCGCGCCAGCACCTGGTCGACCTCGTCCGTCAGTTGCTGGAACCGCTCCTGCAGCTGGGCGCCGCCGGTCTGCGCTTCGGCGCGAATGCGCGCGCGCACCGTCTCGGCCTCCTCGTGCATCTCGGTCTGCTGCAGGCGGGTCTGCCATTCGGTGGTGCGATCGGCCAGCTGCTGGCGAAGCTTCTGCACCTCTTCCTCGTAGCGCGCCAGCGCGCCGTCCACCTGGCCCACCGTATCGGTGTCGCCAGCGCCGGCCGCCTCGGCGCGGATGCGCTCGGCCTCGGCCAGCAGCTTCTGCGTCTTGGCCTCGCGCTCGGCGATCTTCGACTGGGCGTCCTGCATGGCGGTCTGCATCTGGGCCTGCGCGGCCTGATCGGCCTGCTGCTTGGCGGCCTGCGCCTCGGGCGAGTTCGGATCGGCCTGGATGCCCAGTTGGGCCCGCAGGAACGCCGCCATCTCCTTGCGCTTGCCGAAGTCGGACATTTCCAGCGCGAAGGGGATCAGCAGCGCCTGCATGTTGGGCGGCATGGACTTGAGGATTTCCGAGAAGGCCGCGAACTGCTGGGCGCGGTAGGTCGGGGTGCTGGGGACGTCGGACAGCGCCACCTTGACCGGCGCCGTCTGCACGTCGTTCTCCTTGTAGGCCTGGCCCGTGACCGGATCCTTGCGCGGGATGTTGACCACCACCTTGCGCTTGACCGTGCCGTTGTCCACCAGGATCTCGGCCTGGTCGGTCATGTCCTCTTTGATGAGTTCCAGCAGCGCATTGCCGACGCCGCGGCGCGCGACCCGGTAGTTGTCGTTGATCTTGGCCAGCGTGGTGACGCCCTGCTCCACTAGCGACTGGATGGCCAGGCCGGAGCTGGCATTGGACTGCTGGCCCATCATGGCGGCGTACACGCCGGCCGCCTCCTGGATGGCTTGCTTGCGCTCCTGCATGACCTGGAACTGCTGCTGGGACAGGTCGAAATTCGATTCGACCCGGATATTGGCGCCAGGCCGCAGCGCGTTCGGGTTTGTCACGATGAAGGCGTCCGATTGGCCGATCTCCCGGCTGACGTCGCTCATCGTGTTGTACTTCGCGTCCAGGGCGTCCGAGTCGATGAAGGTGCGCCGGCTGTTCATCAGCCACATCATGCGCGCCGCGCGGGCGTTCACCTCGTCCTGCGGGGACAGCATGGCCCGGATGATCCCATAGGGCACACCGGTCAGATCCTCGCGGTAGCCGAAGAATGGGATGTACGGGAAGCGGCGGCGGTTCGTGGCGCGGTCCTGAACCCGGATCGGGCCGATGTGGAAGGCGCAGCGAATCTTGTCGTAGACGGCGAGCTTGGGCTGGACGGCGCCGGCGGCGACCAGCGCGCGGTGCACCTGGTTCTGCTCGTTGAATTCCAGGGTGCGCCCGCCGGGCAGGGCCAGCACCAGGCCGCGCACCCAGACCCGATACCAGACTTCGAAGCACGTCACCACCCTGCGTTCGATGTCGCGCCAGTCCAGGTCATCCCAGGTGGTGCGCGTGCCCTGCCCGATGTCATTGAAGAAGTCCGCCGACATGCGGGCTTCGGTCGTCAGGTAGTCCGCCCAGTCCCGCCGGCCGGCCGCGGCCAGGATCATCTCTCGGTGCTGGGGGAAAAACGCGGCGATGTGGTCGGCGTCGTAGCGCTTCTTGCGCACCACATAGCGGGCATCGGTCCAGTCCAAGGCGCGGCTGCGCCAGTCCCAGTAGATCTCGGAGCGGGGAACGCTGGTGACGCGGTAGGGGTAGTTGAAGGGGTTGCTGTTGCGCGACACCTCCACCACACCGAAACCGGCCTTGATCTGGCTGGCGTAGGCGTCCGACGTGGCGGTATCTGCCTGGGCCTCGCGCTCGGCCTCGTGCATCTTTGCCGACAGCGCCTCGGCCACGTCCTGGTACTGGTCGTCGTCGCCCCCGACGCGCCAGTCGGTGCGAGTCTTGGCCTCCATGCCCAGCACGGCGTTGACCGTCGGCTGGATCAGGTTGGTGACCAGCGGCCCCAGGCCTTTCGCTTCCAGGCGGGCCAGCGTCTCGGCGTCCAGCTGGTTGCCGTCGTAGTAGTCGCAGGCCTTGTCCGCCTCGCGGCGCCAGGTCGGCTGGTTGCGGATCTCGTCCAGCCAGCGCTCAAGCTGGGACACGGACAGCGCGCCGGCGTCGGCCGGCGCCTGATCGCGGGCGTGCGCGGTCGCGCTGTCGCTGCCATCGAGGAGGCGGAAGCCGGTTACGGAAGTGTTCATGCGCGCCAGTTTTCCCGGTGTCGTTTGAAGTTGATCGGTGCGTTGTTGACCGCGAAGCGAAGGGACATCACGCCGTAGCGCGATGCGGAAATGACGTCGTCATCGATCTTCACGATGGCGCCGTCCTTGCGGTGGTAGGTGCGGTACTCGGAAAGCCAGAGTTCCAGGTGAGAAAAAACCTTGAATCGGCCGGTGACCATGCGGTTGAGCATGATCTGGATGCCGGCCTCGACGCCATTCGAGCCATCCTCGAACTGCGTGCGCTCCGGCAGCATGGACACGCCCTCGGCCAGGTAGGCGTCCCGCATCGGCGTGCCGGTGTCCTTCTGAGCCTGCAGGGCATCGTGCGGCCAGGCCACCGGGATCCAGCTGCCGCGCCCCTTGATGGCGCTGGCGTGCACGGAAACCGGCTGCTTCTTGGCGGCGTAGACGTCGTACACGTAGACGATGTCGGCGTCCTGGTTGTGCGCCAGCCAGGCCGCCGCCGTCGGGTGGTCCCATCCCAGATCCAGCCCGCAGATACGCGGCCAGCTGTCGGGGATGTTGAACGGCGGCACCACGATGCTGGATTCCGGTACCGGAAACACCGCGCCGGAGCCCAGCACCGGCTTGCCGTAGGCGCGGGCCTCCCGCTCATGGTCCGGGTAGCTGGCCAGGATCGCATCAGCCTGCTCGCGGGTGTAGTGCTCGGCATCGTAGATGCCCATGAACACCACCACGGTGCCGGCGTGCTTGTCGATCAGGAACCGCTTGACCGTCGCCGACATGCCCATCAGCGGCGTGAAGGTCAGATACACCGGGCCCAGCGTCGTGTTGGTCCGGGTGATGGCCTCCATGTAGATGTCGTGGGGCGGCTCCTCATCGAGCCAGACAAAATCCAGGGTTTCGGCCTGGAACTTCTCCCGGCCCTGCTCGTAGTTGCGAAAGCCCAGCACGCTCTCGCCGGCCTGGACGTCGCCACCACCACCATGGCGCACCACAATCATGGACACCGCGCCCGGCACGCCGGCCAGCGGCGCCACCTCCTTGATGGCGTCGCCGGGGATGGCGCCGGTCCCGCGTTCGCTGTCGACGCCAGGCCGGCCCAGCAGCAGGCGCTGCATGCCGTCGCGCGTCAGCGCCGACGACACCGAGGCCGCCCAGCCCGCCGTGGGCTTCTGGAAAACCTTGCCTTCCCACCATTCCGGGTATCGCCCGGTCAGGTGCATGGCCGTCTCGTAGGCGCCGGAGAACGTTTTGCCCAACTGGTTGCCGGCAGAAAAAAGGCGCTCGCGGTACGCGGCGCCTTGTGCGTGGAACTCCCTCTGTTTCTCGTAGGGGCGGTAGTACTTGAGCCGGTTGCGCTTGGCGCGCCACGCACGCTCCTGCAGCGCCCTGGCCAGCATCACGCGCGGATTGGACATCAGTGCATCGTGGGCCCGGCGCCAGCGCCGCCCGCGCGCAGCTGGGCAAGAACCTTCTCCACCGGGATGCCTTCGGCCTGGGCGATTTCCTGGGCGGCCTGCGCGATAGCGGCGTCCAGTTCGGCGTCGGACTTCTTGTCGAGGTCGCCCAGCCGCAGTTCCTTGCGCTCCACGAACATGCCCAGGTAGCGCCCGATCAGCTCCAGATTCGGGGTCTTGGCCGCCAGCTTGAGCGTGAAATTGCTGTTGCGGTCCCAGCTCCAGCCCACGATGCAGCGGCGCACGCGCTCGGGCAGCAGCCGCAGATCCTTCGGGCTGGTGATATCGCGCACCACGCCATTCTCGTCCGTCACCACCAGGTCCGCCGCGTCGTAGAAGCCCATTGCCACCCATTCCTCGAGGACGCGCTGGGCGGTGACTTCCAGTTTCGCCGACAGCTTGTCGCGCAGTACCTGTACCGCAGCCGCGACGTTAGCCTGGTTCAACAAGCGCGACGCGCCGCTGATGGCGGCAGCACCGCGGGCCCGGTAGGCCGCCTCGTAGGCCTTGGTCTGGTTCTGGAAGCCGCCGGCGGCGAACTCGTCCACGAACCGGCGCTGCTGGGGCGTCAGCGGACTATCCGCAGACACCACGCGGCGGGCGGACGGCGACAGCGTGCGTTTCGAGCGCGCAGGCGACTTCCGCGCCGATACGGGCGCTTTGGATTTCTTGGTGGGCATAGTACGGAAAAGCTAAAAGTTACAGACCGTAATAGAATCGGCCAATTCAAAGTTTGTGGGTGGAGTAGAGGATGTCTGATGAAGCTGGTAAGACGCGCCGCAACTTGGTTGTTTTGTCTTCGGCGGTGGTCGCCATTGCATTTCTGGAAGTACCGCTTCAAGGAAGCTTGATCGGTGCCATAAATCTGGACAAGGTCGATCCGAAATCGGCCTGGATTGCCGTCGCGGTGTCTTTGGCGTACTTCTTTGTGCGGTTCCTGACCGATGGAAATCACACAACTAACATAAGACGCTGGTGGGTAGAGGTACGTGAGTATCAGGCTGCGGTGGTAAGCGGCTTTCTACATTCGAACGGGGCGAACTCGGATGCAAGGAACTGGACGCTCGAGAGAGACAAGCCTGACAGCGACGGGGAAGTTGAATTGGTGATCTACCAAATTCACGGGCGGAAATGGCAATACGAAAGTGGATCAAGGGTTGCACATGCCCAAGGGTTATGGAGCGAGAGCGTTTTAGACCTCGAACAGATGCGTCACAACAGGCGGGAATTGACTGCCCTCTTTAAGGTGAGCCAACAAATACCTTTCAAAATACTCATCAAGAGTTATGTCATGGCACTCATGAAGGCCGCCATACCGGGGTGGGTATTTACAGAGTATGTTTTCCCTGCCGCCTGGGCGCTGATTTCACTAGGAGTCTGCTTTTTCAAGATCGCGACCGTACCCGCCGCGTTGTTCCAGCATCAGAGTATTTGCACATAAAAAAACCCCGCTCGGTTTCCCGGCGGGGTCTTAAGACGCACTGTTGACCAGTGACAGAATGGGGCCGATTTTGCGGGCGCGATCCGCAAATGTCAAGCTGCGGCCTCTTCCCCTACGATGCCAGCGCCGCGCAGCAGGGATTCAGCCAGTTCCATGGCGCGGGCTTCCTCGCCCTTCTTCCCCTCCTCGACCACGCCGGCGCCCTTGCGCACCACGCGCGAGCCGCGCAGCCAGATGGTGATTTTTCCGTTCTGATCCGTGACGGTGCGATCGCTGATGCCGGAGTGCACGGCCAGCTCGGAGAGCATCACGCGACCACGGTTGGCCTTGGCGGCGAAGTAGCGGGCGACGATGCCGTCGCGGACGGCGCGGTGCACGATGTGCCCGGACAGGATGCCGCTGGCCATGACGCCGTCGGACACGGCGCGCACCGCGGCAAACCAGTCCTGGTCCCACACGCTGCTACGGCAGCACGGACAAGGCGTCGTCTGCGGCATGAACCGGGCCTCCAGGATGCGCTGGTGCAGCGGCGCCAGCGCCTGCAGCTCGCTCAGGATGAATCCGGCCTGGGCAGCGCCGTCGACGCCAGCCAGGCCGCGGCCAGTGCGCGGCGTGCGGTCGGCCATCTTCACCATGGCCGGCCGGTCCAGGCTGCCGGCTGAGTAGTTGAAGGCGTAGGTGAGCGCCTGGTGGGCACCCTTGAAAAGCGGTTCGGACACTGTGCGCTCCTGGCAATCGTGAAGATTCTGTGCGCCGGCCTGCCCGGCCAGCTGGTCATTCCTGGTCATGGAATCCGCCGGTTCGCGCGCGGCTGCCGCCGTGCATCGAATGCATGGGCGGCTGGGCGCCGAGACGTTCGGCGTTCAGGCCCAACCTGGCGGCCATGCGCAGCGGCGCGCGCTTGGCAACGCCTGGCACCACCTGAACCTGGCTGGCATGTACCGGCGTGAGCGCGGGGGCCTCGGGCGCCGGCTTGGGCTCCGGGTCGGACGCGCGGTCGGTCGCCGACCTGGTGGTGGTCCCCGTGGGCGTGCTGGCGGCGGTGGTCGCGCTGGCCGCCACCGCCTGCTCGCCGGGCTTTGCGGACATCCAGCGCGCGTAGGCCTCCAGCTTTGTCGCACCGACGCCCCTGCAGCCGGCGCCGACGCATTCGTACCACTCCGAGCCGGCCGGGCGATCAGGCCAAAGACGCAGCCGCGGGCGGACCGTGGGCCGCGCGGGCGCCGCGGTGCTGATCGGGTATCGCCGGCGCTGCTTGGGCGGTTCGCCACGCTGGTGGCGCTGGACGGCCGTGACGATCTGCCACACGCGTTCGGGCGAGATGCCATAGGCACGCGCCAGCTCGGCGGTCGGTTCACCAGCCTCGCGCCGGCGAGTGATTTCCAGATTGCGATCGCTGATCTTCATGCGGCAGTCTCCAGGCCGAACAGCACAGACTGCGGGTCGTAGGTGTGCAGCGGCGTGATGACCGCCACCAGGCGCGCGCCATGCTCGTCCGGTTCAGCGCGCCGCGCGTGGATCTCGCGCACCCAGCGGTCGTCCTCGAAAACCACGTCCTTGAGGCTGTCCAGGACGACTTTCTGGGCGTTGTCCAGGTCCAGGCACTGCACGGTGTCGTCCCATGCGGTGCCATCCTTGCGCATGCGCTTCTGCCAGTCCTGCGGACGGTTCGGGAACAGGGTGAATTCGACCTTGACGCGGCCCGCGATCGGCTGGGCGACGCCGGCCTTGCGCGCCAGCGCCAGCACCTGCGCCTTGTAGGCCTTCGCCTCGGGCGTGACGTAGGTGCTGGTGAACGACCTGCCGCCGCGCGCCGTAACCGTGCGGCTGGCCCAGTAGCGGTTCGCGCTGATCGGGTACGGCAACACCAGGGTGTGGGATTGGATGGTCATCAAACTCCCTCGCTGCGCAGGTCGCGCAGCCATTCGATGCGCGCCTCGGCCTTGGCCGCCGGCGCTGGTTGGTAGGTCGCGCAGCTGCGGCGCCACAACGGGCTGACGAAGCTGCCGGCACGGTCGGTCATGAGCGCGCACCGGCCCAGGCCTTGTGCGGCCATGGCGGTGTGCGGGTGGCGCAGCGTGAAGCGCTCGCAGTAGACGCACTGCACGGCCGTGGTCACAGGTTCACTCCGTAGTCGACGCGCAGCCGCGCTTTGTCGTCGTCGGTCAGGCCTGCGCGCTCGATCACGCGGTCCTTGAACTGCCAGAACGGCTCGGCATCGCCCTGGGTCAGGCCCAGCTTGCCGCCCTGCTCGGTGATGCCGGTGGCGCTGGTCACCCAGGCGAGCGGATCGGCGGCCCTCGCCGCGGCGGGACGCTTGCCGTCCAGCCTGCTGGCGGCCGCGGGCGGGTTCACCACCTTGTCGACGAACACGTCGAGAAACCCGGCCGTGATCGTCCCCTGATCGCCAGTCGCCTCCCGATCGGCCACGGCCAGGGCATACGCCTCGATCAGTTGCTGAGCGGTGATGCCGGCCTGGACCCAGCGCACAATGCGCGGGTCGTTGCTCTGTGCGCCTCGCGGCGGCTTGCCGCGGCCCTTCTCCTGCTGGCGAAGCCAGACCGCGATGGCCATGGCCTGTTCGGATGGCGGCTTGCCCTCCTGCACCAGCGGCGGCGGCAGGTCGTCCACAGGTTCGCGCGCGGGAGGATATAAAGCCGCCGCCGCCATATCTTTTTTATTACTGGTTCCGGTTCCGGTTCCGGTAGCGTCACTCCCGCCGGAATCCCCTGGGAGTCCCGCGCCTGTCCCGCGGGACAAATCAGGACTACCAGCGGACGATCCGGGACTGTTTCCGTTCTGGGCTGCGGCGCGCTCGGCCTTCTTTCTCTCGCGGTATTCGGCCTTGCGGTTGCGCTCGCCATCGCGGCGTTCAATCATTTCCAGCACACGTTCGGCCAGCGTGTCGTGGTACAGCCGGCCATCGTCCGCCAGCCACCAGCCGCGCATTAGGCGAGCCTTGCAGGCCTGGAACTGGGCCAGGGGCATGCCGATGCGCGCCGCGATCAATTCGTCGTCTTGAGGCAGACTGCCGCAGGGGGTTTGCTCCCAGGCGGTCATCCACAGCATGAGCAGCCACGGGCGGATCTCGGGCGCCGCAAGGGCCCAGGTGTCCGATTGGCGGATCCGTTCGTGGTCCAGCTCGAACCGCCAGCCCTTGGCGCGCGTGTCCGCCGGATAGGGCCTGGGCTTTGTCATGAGGCCTCCCGTTTCTCGAGGCGCGCATAGGCATCCCACATTCGCAGGCTGGCCAGGCGCGCGATATCGACCGCCGCCGCCGGGCTGATGGGCTGGGCATCGCGATTGGGCGCGGCGCGGCGCACGCACTCCACGCGCATGGCTTGACCGACTGGACGCGGGTAGCCCTCGCGGTCCAGCAGCAGGACGCCACTCTTGGCGGTCGGAAGCGCCGCCAGCAGATCCGGGGTCCAGATCTCCTTGGGCAGCGCGTAGTAGTGCTTCCAGACCTTGCGCGGCCAGTCCTTCGGTGTGCTCTTGTATCGGGCGCGCCGGTACTCGCGTTCGAGACGCAGCTCGTTCATCCGCGTGTTATGGCGCAGCTCCGACACGGTGGGCCAGTAGCCGAGGTGTTCGCGGCGCCACCACTTTTCCTTCTTGGCGTCAGCTTTCAGGTCAGCCCGGCTGATCTTGATTTCGACGTCGATGATGCGCAGGTTCTCCGTCACCACCAGCAGGTCGCATTCGTGCCCGGTCCAATTGCAGTTCGGCACCACCACCAGGTACTTGCGGTTGAACGTCTGCCGCACCAGCGCACGGGCGATGGCATGCTCTGACCAGGTCAAGGAGCCTCCCCGCCGCGCACGGCCAGCGCCGTGACGATCGGCCGCACCCAAATGGGCGTTGACGAGAGCTGGAACGATTCGCCAGCGCGTGACAGCAGGATGGCCCGGCCGATTTCCTCGGCCATGGCCTTGGCCGCCTTGCGCGGCACGGCGTTGCCGATGCGCTCCCGGTGGGCGCTGTCGGACGTGCCGTCCATCTGGAAGGGCTCGCCGTTGGCCTCGGCTTCGGCGTAGTCGTCGGGGTCGTAGATGCTCTGCAGGGCCGCCAGCTCAAGCGTCGTAAACGGGCGGTGCCAGGTGCCGTCCTCGGCGATGATGCGGCACACCAGCTTGTCGTTGGCCGCAGGCAGCTGGCGCGGGTCGGCCACCGACCATGATCCGTTGTCGTGGCAGGCCGACGCCGACACGGCGCCGACATGCTGATCCCAGGCGGCGACGCCGTAGTGCCCGGCGGTCAGGTAGTGGTCGCCGCGCTCACGGGACAGGCCGGGCCGCGGGTCCGCCACCGCGAATGCGCCATTGGCATAGCCGGCGATCACTGCATGGGAGTGTTCCGCCCAGTCCGCCGTGTGAAACTTACCGTGCAGCTTGCTGGCGTCCGGACCGCCGCGCGGATCCGCAACGGCTTGCCCGCCGCTCGAAGGGCCGTGACCACTGCTGACCGTGCCGGCGCTGTTGGTCCAGGGCACCACGCGAAACACGTTCTTGTGGGTGTCGGCCCCGAAGCCGCGCAGGTCGGCCACACACTGGCCGGTGCCGTGGGCGCCCGTCACTGCGCGCGCAACCTCGTCATAGCGGACGATGCGGAACTCGTTGCTGTGCTTGGCCGGGCCATGGTGGCGCGGGTCGGCAACGCTGTAGGCGCCCTGCCCCGGACCCTGTTGGCCTGCGATCGCGCCCGTCGACGCATTCCAGCGGCGCACGCCGTAGGCCTGGCCGTCCTTCCACGCCGCCGACGGATCGAAACGGGGATCCGCGATCGAGAAGGCGCCATTCAGCGGCAGGGACTCGCCGGCAACCGCGCCGGTGGTGTCTTCCCAGCGACGGACACCCAGCCCGCCCCTGTACATCTGGGGCACCAACAGGTAGTCCCGCAGGTGGCCATCCTGCACCGCGAGGCGGTTCAGGCTGCGCCAGTCGCTGCCAGCTTCGACGAACGCCAGCCGCACCCAGGTTTTCCAGCTCAGGTTCGGGATGCGATGCATCGGGCCGGCGCGCAGGTCGCCAGGCAGGTGCATACGGCCCAAGATCTCGCCAACGGCGCGCAGCGGGCGCTTCGGCGGCTCGTAGATGAACGCCGGCACCTTCTCGGCGTGGCGCGCGATCAGCAGGAAGCGCTTGCGGCTTTGGGCCAGGCCGCCCAGCTCGCCGCAGTCGTGGGCGGTTTCGCGCACGACGTAGCCATAGTGGCGCAGCAGCTGGACGATCTGATCGAGGAAGTGGCGCCCGCGCGTGGCGATACGCGGCACGTTCTCGAACAGGATGACCTCGACCGGGTCGTCCTTCCAGGCCTCCAGGCACAGCCAGATGCCGCGCAGCGTCAGTTCGTTCAGCGCCTGGTACTTGGCGGTCAGGCTGCGCGCGTGAGACAGCAGCCCCGAAAAACCCTTGCACGGCGCCGACAGAAACAGGATGTGCGGCCGCAGGCCACCAGCAGCGGCGCGGACGTCAGCCGGCAAGGCCTCGACCCAACCCGCCGGCGGCTCATGGCCATGGAATGCGATGTACTGGTTGCGGCTGAACATATCCCGCACCGTGCAGCGCACGCCCGTGAATTTCTCGAAGTCCGCCGCGCCGGCCGGATCCACGTCGATCCCGCCCAGGCAGACCATCTCGCCCTCAAGGCCAGGAATGGCGGGCTTTGCGTCCTGCATGCCGGCCGCGCCGATGCCCGACCCGGAAAAGACGCCGAAATGGTTGATTCTCGATTTGGCCATGGCGTCATGCGACCGTGTTGGCGCGTGCGCGCACGTACCCGATCGCGCCGAAAGCATGCTGCTCCAGCACGGCGCGCGCGTACTCGGCTTTGGTCTTGCCGCTCATCGTGGCCAGCGCCGCGATCGCGTCGTAGAGGTCGCTGGTGCAGGGGACGTCCAGCCGTTCGGTGCACTTGCCACCGGCAGAGGATTCGGCGGGGCGGGATTCCAGGGTATGCAGGGTCGGGTTGCTCATGGGTTACCTATCGGATATTGCTCGGCTGGGCCTGGCGCGCTGCGGCGGGCACAATGCCGGCATGCAGTCAGCTCAAGGGGAAGAAGAAAAGGCGCCGATGACCACGCGCAGGCGGCCGGCGGCATCGAAAAATCGGATGCAGGTGGCGGTTACGTCGACGCGGCCGGCCAAGTCGACGCCCAGCACCACGGGCGCGGGCGGCCGCAGGTCCGGCAGGCACATTGCGAGCGGCGTCGAGGCCAGGCCCAGCAGCAGACGGCGGCGGGCTGGCGACGCGACCGCGACGGAGGGCAGCTTTTCAGGCATCGCATCCTTCCCGCCGGGCGTTCCCACGCAACGTAGAATCGGAGGCTCCTACACCGCCCTTTCCTACGTTGGGGGAACTCTCGATGAGCAAGGAAATAGTCGTCATGCTTCACCCGGAGACGTTGACGCACCGAATGCTCGCGGCAGCGGCGACGCTGCTTGGCAAAAACCCACTGCAGCTTTATCCGGAAACGACGGGCCGGCCAGCGGCGCTGCAGGTGAAGTGCACACAGGTCGGGGCCACGGACTATGGTCTGGTCCGCCTTGTGCTGGGAGAGGACGGCCAATCGCCTGCGGTATCGGTGCGACCGGAGTTACTGATAGCAGTGTTCGATTCGGACGACCGCCTGCCAGCTGGCTTCCTGTCGGACTGAGCGCCCGACTGCGCCGTTCCTTCTCGATCGCCGCCTCGACTTGCCCAACGAGGCGTGCAAACGTGGCCGCGTCGTATTGGCGCATCGCACGGATGAATCGGGTGGCGGTGCTAGACATAGCTCGCCCCGTCATATGCGAGTGCGCCCGTATGGGCGGCCAGCTCCCTCCGACTATGATTTGCCCACCCACTGAGCAATTCATTTTGGAAGGAACTGACCATGGAAAAACCGGCACGAGAACTATCGGCCGTAGAGGGGCGCGTCGACGCTTTGACGATCGCATTGCGCGCGATGGTGGCTGTGCTGCCAGAGGAATACGCGAAGGCATTCGCCGCGCAGTTCCAGCACGACCTCGGACGATTCGAGGACATGGTCATGTCGATGCCCGCCCCGGACGACTATTTTGTTGGGCTGCGCAGCGTTCAGGACAAATGGCTCGCTGGCTTTCCCGGTTTTCCTGCGCCAGACGGGAAGTAGCCATTTCGACCATGTCGCGCCAAGTAGGCTCGTCCCCATGCCGGGCATCTTGCCTATTTCGGCTCACAAAGGCGGACAGCCTCCGCCGCGTCGGTCGCCGCCCCTGCAAAAAGCCTAGGAAAGCCTGCGCGTCCTTGAGGATGCCGGCCGCGTCCAGCGGCGTGTTGGCGCCTGCACGGCGTGTCACCGCGAGGTGCAGCGCGAATTCGACCGCCTTGGCGCGGATGTGGGCGTCACGCATGCTCCACCCCCTCGGCCAGGGTAGCGCCGCCATCTCCGGCGGGCCCATCTACGCCGGGCGGTTCGGCCTGGGCTGATGCGGCCTTCCGCTCGAAATAGTCGTGAAGCGCCTGGACGGTCTGCACGCGGGGATTTTTCACCTCTCCGTAGCGCAGCTTTCGCACCGTGCTTTCCGGCACACCAGACCCTTCCGCAACAGCGGGAAGGTCGGGAAATCGAACAGCGCTCAGGCGCGCGAGGACAGATGAAAGAAATGTGGGCTCATTCATGCGCCGCATTTTCAACCCATATTTGGGTTGACGTCAACCCGCATAATGGTTGCGAGGCTTGGCATAGTTCCATTTATGGGTAAAAAATCAGCTGCGGAGGTTGTCGGCGCGAACTTGGACCGACTCATGAGCGAGGCAGGCCTTTCCAACGTCACGCTGGAGAGCCGGCTTTCTCGGCGCGTCACGAAGTCGACCATTGGGCGCATGCGCAACGCGGAAATCAGTGCGGGCATCGACAACGTCGAGGAAGTCGCGCGCGCGTTTGGCTTAGAAGCCTGGCAATTCTTGATCCCTGACGTCTCGGCGGTGCACAAACCACGGCTTGCCGGTAGCACCCCAGCGGAAGCCGGCCCCACTTCGCTGACTACTGCGGAATCGGAGCTGCTCGCATTGTTCAACCAGCTTGACGACGTGTACCGCGCTCTGCTGCTGGCCGACGCCAAGAAGTATCTGCAAGTGCAGCAGCCTGCCGTCAAAAGTTCCACAACCAAGAGGGCTAGTTCGTCCTAGCATTCGGCTGGTCTGGTCGAATGGAAAAAAATTTGGCCCCCTTGAAACAAAAATGGACCAAATATGAGCAGATTAATAGTCACTTTCTGCGCGTCGCTTTTCGTAGCGGCCCTTTCGGGCTGCTCGTCCAGCCCTTCCGCCGCCGACCAAAAGCAAGCAGCATTCACAGAATGGCGACAGGCTGCCGGCACCCGGGAGGCCCGCGGCGAATTGTCCCGAGTCGACATGCTGAAGGAAATGTACGCTCTGCTCGCCAAGGAGCCCATTTCGGTGTCCGACGTAGCCGGGATGAGGTGGGCCAGTTCAGACATCACGACGCTTGAAGCCTTGCAAGCAGGCAAGATCGACCGGATTGAAGCGGAAAGCCGATTACGCGCGAGCGAGATTGCCTGGAGGGCCGAGGTCGCGGACCGCGAGTTGGCATCTCGGCCCGCCACCACGCGATGTGTCACATGGCAAGGGATAACTCAATGCGCCACCCGGTGAACTTGCCCGCCTTGCTGGCCCGTACCGTTATGCCGGCTGTTGTTGCCGGTGCTGCCCTGACCGTGTGCCCCTACGGATTTGCCACAGGGATTGAGTTTGTCGACACGCCCAGGTCGACGCAGGCAGGTGCGCCGCAGCCGATCGGCCCCGCCTTTCGCCTTTCAGACTCAGAAAGCCCCGCAGCAAAAAAGCGCAGAGAACAGAGCGAGGATGTTAGATCCGCCTGTCGAAAAGAAGCGGCATTGACTGCGAAAACCGAATTGGGGGTGCGCGTGCTACTTGAAGAATGCGAGCGCGAGCACAAGAAGCGCATGGACGAGTAGCGCGCCCCGCCCCGCCACAAGCGGGGAATTTTTTCGCCCTAACAACCCGTTTATGGGTTGACTAACCCGTTTTTGGTCTGTAAATTTCCTTCCGTCGACCCATTTGTGGGTCATAAGAGACGAGAGGAAGCCATGCTTTCCACGCACGCGGCACCCACCACCATCAGCCAGGCGGCAAACGCCGACAGCTACTCGCTGGTCCACCTTGCGCCGCCGAAGCTCTCCGACGCCGACGTTCTCAGCGTCCTCTGCGACCTGTTCGCCGGCCGCGCCGCTACCGCCTTCGGCGAGTCCTTGGAGTGGTGGGCGGAGACGTTTCAGTGCGACCTGGCCGCCAAGGCCGCCGGCGGCGTGGTGCTGGCGGCGATCAGCAAGTGGCCCTTCGACCAGCGCGCCGGCGCCGAGGGCGTTCAGCAGCTGCAGGCCGCACTGGTCAAGCGCGCCCGCCAGATCCTGGCCCGCGGGGTGCAACCGTGACCGGCGCCCTGATCCTCGTTCCCGTCGCCTATGTCATGGCGCGCGGGATCGACTTCATCGCGGCCGTCCTGCGCCGCACCGATCCCTGGAGCCCGACCGTATGACGATCCAAGTCCTTGGCGTCGACCCGCGCAGCCGGAGCAAGACTCAGCTGACCGCGCCCGCCCCCCTTCCCTACGTTTCCCGCCGCGCGTTGGCGCGCGTGCGCGATCGCATCGAACCGCCCAAGGCGTGCCACTGCTGCGGCGGCCCGGTGAAGCTGACCAACAACCGTGACATCTACGGCGGGCAGTCCTTTGGCGCGTGGCCTTATGTCTACCGGTGCGCGCAGTGCCAGGCCTACGTCGGCCTGCACCCTGACACGGACCTGCCGCTGGGCATCATGGCCACCAAGGCGACTATCCAGGCGCGCAAGGTCGCCAAGGCCGATTTCCTGGCGCTGGTCGGCGAACGGTATGCAGGAAAGCAGAGCGCCGCCTATGCCTGGCTCGCGCGCGCTCTGGCCATTTCGCCGTCCATCTGCCATTTCGGCATGTTCACCGAACAGCAGGCCGGCCGCGCCGGCGAAGTCTGCCGTCTCGCACGCGAGGCGCGCCAATGACCGCCGCCACCATCTGGGTGCTGTTCGCCTTCTTGCCGGCCGGCCACGACCGCCCGCCGGTCATGCGCATCGAGCGGTTCGAAACCGCTGCGGAATGCGAGCGCGTCCGCGCGATCTTCCCCCGAAACATCACCACCGTCTTTACCTGCCTGCCCAGCCGCCAGATCCGCGCAGGGCAGCGCCAGCCCCTGGAGCCCCGCCAATGAAGCCCACCCGCAAGCTGGTCCGCGCCGACGGCACGGACACCGAATTGCACGGCCCGCACGCGCTGATCGACGTCCGCCAGCTCATCGGCGCCGACGCCCTCGAGATAGTCAGCCTCGGCCAGCGCCAGCACGCCATGCTCATCGACCTGTCGGCCGACGCCAAGGGCCTGCCGGTCAACGCCGCGGCGTCCCATCTGTACCAGGCTGCGCGCGGCGAGCCGCGCCCCATCCACGGCGACGTCGTGATCGTGCCTGACACCGACTACGCGAGGGAAGCATGACCACGATCAACGACGGCGGCGCGGCCTTCCCCCTCAGCCGCACCAGCAGCGTCAGCAAGAACTACGAGGGCATGACCCTGCGCGACTACTTCGCCGCCAAGGCCCTTTCCGGTCTGGCTGGCCGCAAGTTTCACAAGGGCGACCGCGAGGAAGGATACGCGGAATGGGCGGCCTCCATGGCCTATGAGTTCGCCGACGCCATGCTGGCGGCGCGAGGTGACCAATGATCCGCCGTCTCCGCATCGTCTGGCGCCGCGCGCGCCGCACGGGCCGCGACCTGGACGCGGCTTCCTACGCAGCCGGGATCGTCGGCGGCGTGATCTTCCTGGCCGCCATGACGGGCGTGCTGGGCCCCACGCTCGACGCCCCGCGCCACCACCAGGCCGGCGCCGAACGCCACGCCTCTCGCTGAACGAGCTGCTGACATGGAACCCAAGATTTTCACTGTCCGCGCCTCCAGCTGGGGCCGCCTGTTCGACTGCGCTCACGCTTGGGAAGGCACGCACATCCTGGGCATGAAGAAGCCCGCCGGCGTGCGCGCGCTGCTGGGCACCGCCGTGCATGCTGGCACGGCCGCGTTCGACCGCGCCCGCCTGGACGGCACGGACTGCACGCCCGACGATGCCGCCGGCGTCCTGGTCGACGAGCTGCGCAACCCTGCCCAGGAAGTCGACATGGCGCAGGACGGCCTGTCGATCGACGAAGCCGAGCGCATCGCCCTGGTGGTGCTGGTCAAGTACTGCGCCGAAATCGCGCCCCGCTTCGAGTACATCGACGTCGAGACGACGCTGGACCCGCTCAATATCGATTGCGGCAACGGCATGACGGTGCGCCTGACCGGCACCATGGACCGCGCCCGCGTGGCCGCGACCGAGGGCGGCATCGTGGTGCCTGACGTCAAGACTGGCACACGCGTCCTGGTCGACGGCAAGGCAGTGACCCAGGGCCGCGCCGCACAGACGGGCACCTACCAGCTCATGTACGAGGCCACCAAGAAGGTCACGACGGTGGGATCGCAAATCATCGCCCTGTCCACCGGCAGCCGGCCGGCCGCGGCCGTGAGCCCCATTTTCGACGCCCGCCGCGTGATGGTCGGCGAGCCCGACAAGCCCGGCCTGCTCGAACACGCTGCGGCGATGTTCCGCACCGGCCTGTTTCCCCCGAACCCCTCCAGCGTCCTGTGCAGCCCGAAGTACTGCGCGCGCTGGTCGTCCTGCCTTTTCCGATAACCAGAGGAGCCCCGCATGTCCCTTCACCCCGTCAGCCGCGACGTGTTCGTCCGGCGCACCGATCAGGCCGGCAAATCGGTCGTGACCCAGCACCTGGCCTGGGATCCCGCCCAGTTCCTGGTCAGCCAGGTCGAGCAGTACCACCGCGACGCCAAGCCCGAGGAGCGCCAGACCGTCGCGCTCGCCACTGCCGCGGAGTACCGCGACTACCGCAACAGCCACAAGCAAGGACGCTGATTATGACTCAGACCACCACCGTTCAGAGCCTGCGCGCGGCGCCCGAAGCTCAGATGCCTGTCGTCGCTCCCGGATTCGGCAGCTTGCAGAGCTTCGAGCTGATGCAGCGCGCCGCCAACCTTCTGGCCAGCAGCACCCTGGTGCCGGCGCAATACCGCAAGGTCATCGAGAAGCTGGACAAGTACGGCAACGTCAAGGAATCGCGCGAGAACCCTAACGCACTTGCGAACGCCGTTGTGGCGCTGAACATGGCGCAGCGCATGGGCGCCGACCCGCTCATGGTCATGCAGAACCTTTACATCGTCGAGGGCCGCCCGTCCTGGTCCTCGCAATGGATCATCGCGGCCGTCAACGGCTGCGGAAGGTTCTCCCCGCTGCGCTTCGATATCAAGGTCCTGGGCCCCAAGGCCATCGACTACAAGTCGACCTACTGGGAAGCCGGTGAGCGCCGCAGCAAGGTCGAGAAGGTCGAAATCGTCGACAAGGTCTGCGTGGCCTGGGCGATCGAGAAGGAAACCGGCGAGCGCCTGGAATCGCCCGCCGTGTCGATTGAAATGGCGGTGCGCGAGGGCTGGTACACCAAGACTGGCAGCAAGTGGCAGACCATGGACGAGGTCATGCTGCGTTACCGCACGGCCAGCTTTTTCGGAAAGCTCTACGCGCCCGAATTGCTGATGGGCCTGCAGACCGTCGAGGAAGCCCAGGACATCATCGAGGCGACCGCGGGCCCGGACGGCACGATCAGCGTGAACGTCGACGAGCTGCGCGCCAATGCAGCAGCTGCGCAGCGCCAGCCGTCGCCCGCGCCCGCCGACGTCACCGATGTGGAAAGCCGGGACACGCAACAGGCTGTGCAAGTCGACACCGCTCCCGCGCAGGCGCAAGCCGAGGCCAGGGATCCGGCGCAGGAGACATCCGCCCCTAGCACAACGACGAATGCCAGCGCCAGTGCCGCGCGTCAGGGCGACCAGGCCGATTTGCCCGGCGCTGGCGCTGCCGCCGAGGAAACCCTGGACCCGGCCAAGGTAGAAGCGCAGTTGCGCGCCGCCAAGACCATCGACGTCCTGGACGTTGCCGCCGACTTCCTGCCCAGTATCGCCGACGACAACGAGCGCCACCGCCTCACGCATCTGTACCAGCAGCTGCGCACCTCGATGACGGCCGCAGCCCAGCGCGGCGGCAGCACGCGGCGCCGCAGCGTCCAGGCGCCCGAATAAGGCCAGGTGACCGACATGGCTTTGTTCCGCAACCTCTCGGTCTACAGCCTACCCGGCGGGTGGGCCGTATCCCTGCCCCAGCTGGTCGGCATGCTGGAGCAGCATCAATTCGTGCCCACGACCGACCTCCAGGCCGAGTCCACGGGCTGGGCGCCGGTCCACGAGGGCTACGGGCTCGTGCACGAGGTGCAGGGCCATCTGCTGTTGCGCCAGCGTACCGAATCGCGCGTGATGCCCGCCAAGGCGATCGACCTGCAGGTGCAAGAAGCTGCGGCGAAGGTCGAGGAGGCCCAGGGCTACAAGCCCGGCAAAAAGCAGCGCAAGGAGATCCGCGAACAGGTCATCGACCAGATGCTGCCTGCCGCATTCCGGCAGCAGGACGATGTGCTGGTCTGGATCGACACCTACGCCGGCCGCCTGGGAATTGACAGCGCCTCGAGCGGCCCGCGCGACGCCGCGGTCGCCCTGCTGTGCGAGAGCATCGACCACTTCGCGCTTGACCGCCTGTCCGTTCGCACGGCGGCGGCCGGCGCGATGACTGCCTGGCTTGCAGATGATGAGGCGCCGGAAGGCTTCACCATCGACACGCTGGCGGACCTGCGGGCGGCGGGCGAAGGCGCCGGCGCCGTGCAGTACGTCAATCGCCCCCTGGACCCTGCGGAGGTGCGCCACCACATCCAAAGCGGCATGCAGTGCACTCGCCTCGCCCTGACGTGGCAGGACCGCATCTCGTTCGTGCTGGATGACGAACTGGTGTTGAAACGCATCGTCCCCGCCGACGTCGTGCAGATGGACGTCGAACGCACCGCCAAGACGGAAGCCGAGGAATTCGAGGCTGATTTTTTCCTCATGGCGACCACCTTGCGCGGACTGGTGGCCGACCTGGTCGACGCCCTGGGCGGCGAATACGTCGACGACCGCCAAGCGGACATGTTCCGCACCAGCACTGGCCCGGCCCTACGCGCCGACGACACCGACGACGACGGCGACGACCCGCTGCTGGCAGAAGCCCGCCGCGTGGTGGTCGAGAACCGCCGCGCGTCCATTTCCCTTGTTCAGCGCCATCTGCGCATTGGCTACAACCGCGCCGCGTCGCTTCTCGAAGCCCTCGAGCTGCGCGGCGTGGTGACAGCCATGCGCCCTGATGGTGGCCGTGAATTGCTTGCCATCTCCTGAGGAGCAACCATGCGAATCAACCGTATCACCGTCGAGAACTTCCAGGGCGCCCGCGCCGTGGACCTGCAGTTGCCCACCCCGCTCGCGCTGGTGTCGGGCCTGAATGGCGCCGGCAAGTCGACCGTCGCCGAAGCCGTCCGCCTGGCGCTGCAAGGCGCGCCGGAACGGGTCAGCCTGAAAAAAGAGTACGACATACTGGTCAGCGACGGCGCGAAGCTGGGCGCGGTGACCGTGGAACTGGACGCCGGCGCCGTGTCGATGACACTGCCCAAGGGCGTGGCGGACGGCCAGGACCTGGTGCCGACCAGCCCGGCCCTGCCCTTCGTCCTGGCGCCCGAACGCTTCGCCCAGGCCGAGGCCAACGACCGGCGCAGCCTGCTGTTCACGCTGACCGGCGCGAAGATCCGCCCCGACGATATCGCCGCCCGCCTGCTGGCCCGGACATGCAACGCCGAGCTGGTGACCCAGATCAAGCCCATCCTGCGTACCGGGTTCGCTGCGGGCTCAAAGTACGCCAAGGACCAGGCGACCCAGGCAAAGGGCGCCTGGCGCACCGTCACCGGTGAAGCCTACGGCGAGGTCAAGGCCAAGGACTGGGCGGCCGACGAGCCCGCGTTCGACCGCGCGGCACTCGAGAACACCGGCGCGGAGCTGGCCGGCCTGGACGAACGCATCGAGGCGACGGCTCAATCGCTGGGCAAGCTGGTGCAGAAGGCCGAGGCCTACGCGGCGGCGCGCGATCAGCTGGCCGCGCGCCAGGCCAAGGCGGCGCGCCTGCCCGAGCTGAACCGCAAGCTGGAATACGACCTTGCCGAGCATGGCAAGGCAGTCGCGCACGTCGAAGCGCTCCAGCTGCGCGCCGGCGCCGGCCCGCGGACGGGGCTGGTGCACGAACTGGCCATTTGCCTGGACGACGTCTACAACTGCGAGAAAGTGAACCTGCTGCTGCCCGGGCCGCTCGATATGCGGATTCTCGAGGTGCTGGAGCGCTACGAGGCCCAGTACGGGAAGCTCGACGCCCCCGGCGACGCCGAAGCCGCGGCCGCGCTGCCGAAGGCCATCGATGCCCGCGAGCTGATGGCGCGCAGCGTGGAGAACGACCGCCGCGATATCGCCGCCGCCCAAGAAGCCGCAGCCAACTTGGAAGCCGTGAACGCTCCAGAGGCGATCGACACCGCCGACGTCGAAGCCGTGCGCGCGCAACTCAACGCCCTCAAGGAGCAGCGCAAGGAAGTCCACGAGCGGGTGCAGGCGCTACTGAACGCCAAGCAAGCCGCCGACAGCGCGAAACAGCGCACCGCCAATGCAGCGCAGTACCACGGTGAGGTACAGGCCTGGGCCAAGATCGGCGACGCGCTGGCGCCCGACGGCATCCCCGGCGAAATCCTGGCCGAAGCCCTGCAGCCGATGAACGACCGTCTCGCTCACCTGGCCAGCCTGGCCAACTGGCCGGCGGTGGCGATCGCCGGCGACATGGCCATCACCTACGGCGGCCGCGCCTATCGGCTCCTGTCCGAGTCCGAGCGCTGGCGCACCGACGCCCTGATCGGGCTGGCGCTGGCCGCCCAGTCCGGGCTGCGCTGCGTGCTGCTGGACCGCTTCGATTGCCTGGATCAGCCCGGCCGCGGCGACCTGCTGGGGCTGCTCGACACCCTGGCCGCCGACGGCGAACTCGACACCGCCCTGGTGCTGGGCACCCTGAAATCCGCCCCGCCCGCCCCCACCGACCTTTTCACCAGCCACTGGATCGACCACGGCACCAACGCCCAGCCCACGCTGCGCGCCGCCGCCTGACACAAGGACCACGACATGCAAAACCTGGCACTTTTCTACGACACCGAAACCACCGGCCTGCCGCTGTTCAAGGAACCGTCTGAACACCCGGGCCAGCCCCATATTGTGCAGCTGGCCGCGGCGCTGGTCGACCTGGACTCGCGCGAGACGGTCGCCAGCCTGGACCTGATCGTCCGGCCGGACGGCTGGATCATCCCCGATGAGGTCACCGAGGTGCACGGCATCACCACCGAGTACGCCATGGCAGTGGGCGTGCCCGAGACGCTGGCCCTGTCGCTGTTCCTGGAGATGTGGGCCGGACGCAAGCGCATCGCGCACAACGAGTCCTTCGATGCCCGCATCATCCGCATCGCCCAGCACCGCGCCGGCGAACTGGAACACGACCTGGAACGCTGGAAGGCCGGCACGGCCGAATGCACCGCACGCCTGGCCACGCCCATCCTGAAATTGCCGCCCACCGCCAAGATGGTGGCCGCCAACCGCCACCACTACAAGACGGCCAACCTGAGCGAGGCGGTGCTGTTCTTCACCGGCAAGCCGCTGGAGAACGCGCATAGCGCCTTGGCGGACGTGCGCGGCTGCATGGACGTCTATTTCGGCATCCAGGACCTGCAGAGGGAGGCCGCGTAATCATGCATCCCTACATGAACCGCCACGACCGGCGCCAGGCCCGGCGCGCCGAGGGACGACGGCCTCGGGCTGGGCGCATGGCGCGTCCCGTGGCCGCCCCGTTGATTATGGGCTCAGAAATCGTGATGCGCCCCCTGGAACAGCTGTTCGACGAGCTGGACCGGACCGGCAAGGTGTCGGTCAACGCCAAGGGCTACCCGACCTTCGTGGCCTGCGACGGCCACAAGTACGAGGCCGCGCCCGCGATCGAAGGGCTGATCTGGCACTTCGAGATGTGGAGCATCCGCCACGCCAAGGAACTGCCGCTGCAGCCCCTGCGTGATCTGTACATCGCGCTGCACTACCTGGTGCCGATCCAGGAACGCACTATCGAAGGCCTGCGGCACGCACTGCCGATACTGCGCCGTGTGATCGCCTTGGGCCAGCGCGACGACCAGGGCGACCTGTTCCACCAAACCCGCATCAAGATCGCCATGGAGGCGCAGGCATGAGCAAGATCGAAAACACCTGGCGCCTGGCCCCGGTGGCCGCTGCACAGCACGAGCTGGCCGAGGTTCGCGCCGCCCTCGGCTTTCTTCCCCAAGGCTATAGCGCTATGGCTGGCCTGGAGCGCCTCGCCGACCTGCTGGCGGCCGCGGAGCCTTCACCGACCTCGCCTGCAGTCAGCACCGAACAGGATGCCCCGATCACCGTTACCGTGGACCATGATCCGCGCGGCGTCAGCGTTGGCGTGTGGCAGGGATCGCACTGCATCTACAGCGGGGCGCATCCGCTGCCCGCCGCCGCTGGCCTATCCACGGCGGCGCACACCTACGGCGCCCCGGCTGAGGTGGCTGTGCGCATCGAGCACTACCTCACCCACAACGGCCAGGAAAACTCGGCGAGCCTGCTGCTGTACGAGGCCATGAAAGCGCTGCGCGCTCCCTCAGCTGGCGATGCGCTGGATGCCGCAACCGAAGCGCTCCGCATCCTCCGTGCCGCTCGCGGCTCCATCCGCAACCATCAAGTTTCAGGGCCGACCAGCCTTTCCACCGACAGCCGAGCCCTGGTGAACGCTGACGACGACATTCTGCAAGCCGTGAAGGTGCTCAAGGGTAGCCTTGACGCAGCCCAACGTAAGGGGGATGCCTAATGGCCCTGCCCTACAGCACCGCGACCAGCGGCGAGAAGGCACTGGGCGAGATCCAGAAGCTGCTGCGCGCCTTCGGCTGCAGCAAGTTCGGGAGCATGGTGGACGACGCCGCCGGCGAGCTGCTGGTGCAGTTCGAATACCGGGGCCGCCAGGTTTCCGTGAAGGCGTCGACGAAGGGCTACGCCGCGGCCTGGCTCAAGGAGAACCCGTGGAGTCATCGCCGCACCGGCACGCGGGCCCAGTACGAGAAAAAGGCCATGGATGTGGCGAGCGTCGCCGTGTATTCGATCCTGCGCGACTGGATCAAAGGCCAGATCATGGCCATCGAGACTGGCATCCTCTCGTTCGAAGGTGCATTTCTCGGTCAGATCATGCTGCCGACGGGCCATACCGTGCTGGAGCATGCAGCGGCGGCTAACCTCCTGCCGGCGCCGGACGGCGGTCAGCAGGCCCGCCAGGCCGCGGAGGGGTGAACATGGCCGTCACCATCACCGATCATGCCGACGCCCGCCTGAAAGAGCGTCTGGGCCTGCCGAAGTCGGCCCGCGCCGCCGCCGCGCAGCGCGCATTTGACCAAGGCAAGCGCCACGGCGACGCGACGGGGAAACTCAAACGCTTCCTGGACAAATGCTGGCTCCAGCACCGCAAGGCCAACAACGTCCGCATCCATGCCGAACACATCTGGTTCTTCGCTCACGACACCCTGGTGACCGTCTACGAGGTACCCAGGAACATGCGCGCTGGAGCCAGGGACTGACCTATGAACGAACAGAACAACGCGGCCGACGTTGCCCAGCTACCCCGCGAACTGCCGCTCTCCGAGACTCGATTGAAAGCGGAGCAAGTACCCGTCCGGATCTTGGACCAGGAATTGGCGAACCCCGACCTCTACAGCGTCTCGGCGATACCACTTTTCCTCGGGCTCCATAAAGAGCGGCCATCCGACTCGTGCCAGATTCTCAAGAAGCGGGCTCAAGTCGGGCACCTCGATTTCGAAATTCACCCCTCTACCCAACGGAGCTTCGAGCGGTCCGGTGATCCACTTCCTGCCCTCTCCAAGCTCGTCAAGCATGATCTGCGAGCCGTGGAGATCCAAATACGCGAAGCCTTCTTCCTCCCGGCTATAGGCGATGGAAAAGCCGCAAATTTCTACCCAAAACCTCTTACTGGCAGCCAGGTTGCTGATGATCAATTCCGGCACAAGCTTCGCACGGCGAAATTCCACGTTGAGCCCCTCCTTGAAAGCGCATGTTTGCGTGCCCGCATCATACCCGCGCAGTCGACTGGACGATGAAATGACCGATCTGAACTACACCGCCCGAGGCAATGCAGGACCAGCAGCAGGGTGGCCTCCTGTGAAACAACGCCCTATCCCCTTCAACGGCCCTATGGTGCAGGCCGTGTTGGCCGACACGAAGACGCAGACGCGGCGCGCCAAGGCGCTGGAGTACTTTTCTCAACCCGAGAACGATCCCGATGGCTGGTGGTGCGCGCGGGTGTCCGACGGCGTCGCCTACATGGTCTACAAGCAGTCTCCGCATGAGCGGGCGGTGCAATGCCCCTATGGGCAGGCCGGCGACCGCCTCTGGGTGCGCGAGCCCTGGCGCAGCACCGCAGACCTGGACAAGCGCAGCGGCAGCGAGATCGCCGAACTGTGCCTGGACGCCGGCTACAGTGTGCCCTGGGCGCCGATCCAGTACGAAGCGGACGGCGCGAGGCGCGACTGGAAGCACACCAGCACGCCGCCCCACGATGGGCCGCCCCAACCAGGCCGGTACCGCCACGGCCGGTTCATGCCGCGCTGGGCCTGCCGTCTGGTGCTGGAAATTACCGGCGTGCGCGTGGAGCGGTTGCAGGACATCAGCGAGGCCGACGCACAGGGCGAAGGCTGCGCGCCGGCGTGGCTCGATGCGGACGACAACCAGACCGTGCACGCTCATAGGCAACCCACCTACCGCCAGGGCTTTGCCAGGCTGTGGCGCGAGATCAACGGCCCCAGCTCTTGGGAGGCCAACCCCTGGGTGTGGGTGGTAGAGTTCCGGCGCCTGCCGCCTGGGGGGCCGCGATGAAACCCTACCTATCGGACGACGAAATAAACGAAATTTGCGACCCGCTGACGCAGCCGCATGCGCAGATCCGGTATCTACAAGGCCTGGGCATCCCGGTCAGCCGCAAGCCCAGCGGCCGCCCGTTGGTGGGCCGCGCGGCCTTTGACCGGGTCATGGCCGGCGCCCCCGCGGAAGCGGCGAACGACACGCATGTGCCGCCGGCCTCTCCACAACCGGATCACGCGGCGCTGCAACAACTTTTCAACCGACAACGGAAGCATGGGACGCAAGCGAAAATCGGCTGACCTGGGACTACCGCCCCGCGTCTACCTCAAGCATGGCGCCTTCTACTACGTACACCCGGGCAGCGGAAAATGGGAGCGGATCGGAACCGATATCAACGAGGCGAAGCGGCGGGGCAACCTGTACAACGACCCCGCCGGGGAATACGGCACCGTGGCGTACTGGCTGGGCATGTTCCTGGCCGACTGCCAAAAGCGAATCGGGCTGCCCAAGCTGCGCCGCGGTATCGCGCAGCGCACCTATGACGATTACGAGGGGGCCATCACTCCGCTGACCGCATTCTTCGGAAAGATGCAGCCGCCTCAAGTCCAGGGATATCACGTGGCGCAGTACCTGGACGCCGGCGCACAGGCGGACCGGGCCGTACGGGCGAACCGGGAAAAGGCGTGCCTGTCGGCGGCCTTCTCTTGGATGATGCGGAAACCGGAAACCGGGGTGAAGGCCAATCCCTGTTTCGGGATTGCGCGCAACCCCGAGCAGAAGCGGGACCGGTACGTCGACCACGACGAGTACACCCTGATCTATGGCAGGGCTTCCAAGGCCGAGCAGATTCTGATGGAGCTGATCTACCGAACCTTGCAACGGCCCGAAGACATCATCACCTGGACCACCGCCAACGTGGTCAACAAGCGCGAGGCCGATGGCACCGTCCAGAGGGTGATCCGCAACCGGCAGGCGAAAACGGGCCAGATTGTCGACATCCGAGTCACGCCGGAAATGGAGGCGATCCTGGCCAAAGCGGCGCCCGCGGATGCCCTCCTCGGGCCAGGCCTGCATCTGGTGCGCACGCGCAATGGGGATCCCTACACCTACGACGGGATATCGGCGATGCTGCGGCGCCGCATTTACAAGGCCGTGAAAGACGGGGAGTTGACGGAACCGTTCGGGTTCTACGATTTGAAGGGAAAGGGCGCGACCGATATGTGGCTGGCCAACGTGCCACTGACAGAGATTCAGGTGCTGTGCGGGCACGAGTCCGTGCGGACGACGGAAATCTATGTGAAATCGCGCTGGAGGGGGACAGTCAGCCCCAACAAAACGGCGTTGCCGGCCGTCTAATATCAGTTGGGGAAGCCAGGAAAGACGCGGCCGCCAGAGGCGGCGCAGATGTGGAAATTTTGGACAGTTTGGGGAGGGATTTCTATATTTGGCGCGGGTCTGCGGGCCATTCAGACACCGGAATCATAATCCGCAGGTCCCCTGTTCGAATC